CCGTCGCACTCACTGCGGCCCGCGTGGCAGAGCTTCGCGCGTCCGTGCTGGCGGCAGAGGGTGACGTGGCCCTTGCCATCGCCACAAATGGCCTGATACCGGCCCAGGCGCGCGCAGCAGTTGCGGCAGAGGCCCACGCTGTAGCGCTCGGTACCTTGTCGGTGGCGCAACGTGCCGCATCCGTTACGGGCGCCGCTGTAACTGGCGTCATGGGTCTTCTGGGTGGGCCTATCGGAGCCATTGTCACGGTGCTTGGGCTTGGGGCCACCGCTTGGTCCATATGGGGCGCAGCAGCCAAGAAGGAAAGCCAGAATGCAGCAGCAGAGATTGAGGCCAGCGGGCGGGAAATTATCGCCAGCCTGGAGAAGCAAAACGAAAAGCTGCGCGAGCGCATTGCATTGGCGAAGGCCGGGAATGTTGATGCAGCCAAGTCAGACAACAAAAACACTGAGGCCCTTGCTTCCACGTTGACAAAGATCAACGCCATCAAGGCCAAGGGCTTGGGAATGACCATTTCCGAAAAGCTCCAACTGATTGAATACGAGGCAACCTACCGCGACATAACCGAGGCGCTGAAGACAAACAAGCAGCTCACGGGCGAAATTTCCTCAATGGGTCAGCAGTCGAAAGCATCCGAGTGGCTGGTGAAGTACGCCACAGATGCAGAGCGCGCAAATGCCGAGGTAAAGAAGGCAAAAGCCGAGTTGGGCGATGCATTCACGCCAGAGCTTGAAAAGCGCATTCGCGCCAAGGTAGCGCCGGCAAAGAAGGGCGGGGGCGAAGGAAAGAAAGACGCGGTCGATGATCTTGACTATTTGGCACGGCTCGAAAAGGGCACGGTTGATGCATGGGGCGCCATCAATCTTGCGGAGTCCAACGGATTGCGAGAGAACGACAAGAATCTGACAGACCGGCAAATCAGCGCGGAGACGCATGAAAAGGCCGTCACCATCATAAAGACTACCGCAGAGAATGAGCGCCGAAAACTCGCGCAAAAGGGCCTTGACGACCTGATTTCGTACGAGGAATCTGCCATGAGCGCCCGCGAAGCTGCCGCCAAAGAGGCCGCTGCACTCGAAAAGCAAAAGGCAGATCACATATTTTCTGTGACCAAAGCCGTCAACCCAATAGACGCCCTGCGCCAAGAGTACGAGGCAAAGCTGGCTATCGTCACTGAGTACGAGACCCTGATGGCCCAGCGCGGGGTAGACGCCACAGCACAAGGCCAGATCACGCGCACGCAAATCACAGCCGAATACGAGCTGCAGCGCACCGCCCTTGCTGAGCAATCATTCAGGTCTCAGAGCGATGCAAATGCATTCCTTGTGGATACGATGAACGCCTTCTCGCAGACGGCCACAAGCTCCATTGTGGGCCTGATAAACGGGACCATGAACGCCACAGACGTGATGCGCAACCTGGCAAACGTGGTGCTCAATGAGGCCGTGGGCTCGCTCGTCCAGATCGGCATGCAGCAGGTCAAAAACGCCATGTTTGCGCAGACTGCAGCAGCGGCAGAGACGGCGGGCGCGGCGGCAAAAGGTGGCGTGTATGCAGCAGCGGTTGCGGCTCAAGTGTCCGGTATGTCAGCCATGGCCGCGCAGAATGCTTTTGCAGCGACCGCAGCTATCCCAATCGTAGGCCCTGGACTGGCTCCAGCCGCTGCCGCGTCCGCTGCTGCCATCGCCGCATCCCTTGGCGCTCCAGCCGTAGCCACGGCCCCGATAGCAGGCGCGCGGCAGTACGGCGGCCCGGTCACATCGGGCAGCCTGTACCGCGTCAACGAAAAGGGCTCGCCTGAAATGTTCACGGCGGGCAACGGATCGCAGTACATGCTGCCGACCACAAACGGCAGTGTCACGGCGGCCGACAAGCTGGGCGGTGGCGGGCAGGGCGCAGTGTCCGGTGGCGCATCGGTGAAAGTGGTTTTCAACGTGGTGCAAGACACATCCAAAGCGGGCACAACGAACCAGAGCCAAGGCGCTGACGGCACCAACATGATTGACGTGTTCGTGGCCCAGATCGAAGGCAAGATCGCAGACGGCATCAACACCGGCTCCAGCCCGGTCAGCAGCGCATTGCAACGAACATACGCCCTCAATCGCGGGGCAGGGAGCTACTGATGGCAACATTTCCAAGCACGCTGCCGGGCAACCTGTCCGCATCGCACGGCTTCACAAACAAGGATCAGACCGTCCGCTCTGACATGGAGCTTGGCCCTGCGCGGGTTCGGCGCATCAGCACGGCGCGCAACGATTCGGTTCCGGTGAGTTGGATTTTCTCGGACGCTCAAATGCAGATTTTCCGCGACTGGTTCGACTTATCGACCGGTGCGAATGGCGGGGCCGGGTGGTTCAACATCACCCTGAACGTGGGCTATGGAGACGCCACGCAAGAGGCAAGATTCAAGTCTGGCGAGTACAAAGCGTCGCGTGTTGGAAAGTCGTGGTCCGTAGCATCAGAAGTCGAGATTCGCTAATGGAACACCGTGCCAGATTCAACTTTGTCCGTCGCATTACGTGAGGCCTACGCATCAGCGCCAAATGTGATTATTTATCACACGCTGGAGCTTCGGCATCCCGCATTCTTGGCCCCCATCCGGGTTGTGCGCGACCGCGTGAATTTGACGGCAACGCTTGAGAGTTCGGCCCCGGTAGACGCCAGCACGGCAGTGACCTTCATTGCCTTCAATTTCGATTTCACAAAGCCCGAAGTATCCGCAGCCGGTGTGCCGCAAATCAAAATCCAGATCGACAACGTAGACCGGGCCATCGTCGCCAACATTGAGGCGGCATTGACGACGACCGACCTTGTGCAGTGCACCTACCGCGAGTTCATCAGCACGGACCTATCCGTGCCGCAAAACGACCCGCCCTTGCATTGCACCATTTTGACCGTGAGCGCTGACGTGTTCCGCGTCAACTGCACAGCAGGGTTCCCTAATCTGATGAACTACCGATTCCCGCGCCTCGAATACGACACAGAGACGTTTCCGGGGCTGGTGGCATGAGCTGGGCCGCGCAGTACATCGGGACGCCCTGGGAGGCTGGTGCGCAGGGTCCAGAGGCTTACGACTGCATGGGGTTCTTTCGCATGGTGCAGGCCAAGCACTTCGGTATTGACGTGCCGCAGATCATCGCGCCCGACTACGACGACCCGGCCATTTTGGGTGAGCTTTTCCGGGGACATGCCGAACGCACGCGGTGGCAGAAAAGCGAACCGGCGCACGGCTGCGCGGTCATCATCCATCGGCCCATGCACATCGGCCTTTGGCTGGACATTGACGGCGGCGGGGTGCTGCACTGCGCGCGCGGCTCCGGCGTCATCTTCACGCCGGATTCCGCCTGGCGGTTCTCAGGCTTTGGCCGCAAAGAATTCTTCACGCATAAGGCCACATGAGCGCAACAGTCGTCTACCTTGAAAACGTGCTCGTGCCATCCGGCAGGCGCGTGGATTCCGTCGAGCCCGCAAGCATCCAGAGCTTTGCGCCGGTGGGCTGGGTGCACCCGTTCGTCGCGTTCCTCGATGGCCGACCCATCCTGCGCGCCGATTGGGGCCAAGTCATTGAGCATGACCAGGCGCTTGCGTTTATCGATGTGAACGCCATCCCCCAAGGGGGCGGTGGCGGCGGGTCTGATGCCGTGCGAATGGTGGCGATGATTGCCGTGATGTACTACACGGGCGGTCTGGCTGCCGGTCTGGTCGGCGCAACGACTGGCCTTGCCTACTCTGCCGCATATGTCGGCATTGGCTTGGCCGGTATGGCCCTTGTAAACGCCATCTTGCCGACGCCGCAGCCAACATCCCCGCAGCAGGCCGCAGCACTCGCAGCACCCAGCCCGACATACAGCCTTCAAGCGCAGGGCAACAGTGCCCGCGTGGATGGCGCCATCCCCGAGCATTTCGGGCGCATGCTGGCCTACCCCGACTTTGCAGCCCAGCCTTACGCCGAGTATTCCGGCAATGAGCAGTACCTGTACCAGCTCCTTTGCATCGGGCGCGGCCAGTACGACATTGAGGCCATCCGCATCGAAGATACGCCGATCAGCAGCTTTGCAGACATTGAGTACGAGATCGTACAGCCCGGCGAGGCGCTGGATTTATTCCCGGCAGCAGTCGTTACAAGTCCAGAGGTAAGTGGGCAAGAGCTGCTTTGCATAAGCGGAAACTACGCGCAATCTGGCACTTCAATCGAGGTCTACTGCCCAGATAGCGGCTTGTATATAGGCGCATCGGTGTACCTTGAGTTCACATCCGGCGCATCAACAAGCGGCACATACTCCGTAGTATCGATCCCGTCAGCTGGAAAGATTGGCGTTACGTCAGCGTCGTCAGTCTCCACAAGCGGGGCATGCAACACATCCCCTTGGATCGGTGGCTTTGTTGCCAGTGATTCCGGTTCCGTCGCAAACTATCTTGGCCTGGATTTTATTGCTGGCCGTGGCTTGTACCATGCGATGGATGACGCATCCCTTGCTCCATGGTCTGTCAGGCCATACGCAGAAATTCGGCTTGTTGATGCTGTTGGCTCTCCGATAGGTGGGTGGTCCGCATTTTCAGCGCCTGTCTATACGGGTGCCACAACAACCCCGCAGCGGTACACAGAGCGAAACCCACCGACAACTCCGGGGCGGTATGAGGTGCGCGTGCGGCGGCTGGACGCTCAACAGTCAAGCCAGAGATATGGGGATTCGTTGGCATGGGTGGGCCTGCGCGCCTACCTGAGCGACTCTCGCACCTTCGGGGATGTGACCCTTATTGCCATGAAGTTGAGGGCCAGCAATAGCCTCTCGGCGCAGTCCAGCCGCAAGATCAATGTGATCTGCACCCGCAAGATACCGGTCTGGAATGGCTCCACATGGTCAGCCAACACAGCGACCCGCTCCATTGCGTGGCCGCTGGCTTACGCCTGCAAACAGGTGGGCCTTACGGACGCGCAGATAGACCTGGCTGCGCTGCTTTCGCTGGATGCCACATGGGCCGCGCGCGGGGACTACTTCGACGCCCGCTTTGACAACTTCCTGAGCTTTTGGGAGGCTGCCACCAAGATCGCGCAAGCAGGGCGTGCCAAGCCCTATATGCAGGGCGGCGTGATGCGCGTGATGCGCGACCAGGCCGCCACCGTTCCTGTGGCCATGTTCTCGATGCGCAACATCACCAAAGGCAGCTTCAAGGTGGACTACCTGATGCCGACTTCTGACACGGCGGACGCGGTGCGGGCCTCTTACTTCGACAGCATGGCATGGGCTCCAGCCACAGTCTCAGCAAGCCTGCCAGGCAGCACTTCGGCCAAGCCTGCCAAAGTTGACCTGTTCGGCGTCACCAGCCGCGCCCAGGCATTCCGTGAGGCGACCTATATCGCCGCCACAAACCGCTACCGGCGCAAGATGATCCACTTCAGCACCGAGATGGAGGGCGGCATTCCTTCGTTTGGTGATCTGGTGACGATCCAGCACGATATGCCGGGCTGGGGCCAGGGCGGTGACGTGGTGGCATACAACAGCGGCACGCGCACATTGAGCCTTGCAGAGACGCCGGTTTGGAAGCCTGGATCGCCGCATTACATCACCCTGCGCAATCGAGACGGAAGCCCCGCGGGCCCCTACCTTGTGACCGCCGGAGCATTGCCGAATGATGTGGTTGTGGGCGGGTCTGATGTGCTGTCCGTCTACACCGGGGCGGGTGCCGAGCGCACGCACTTTGCATTTGGCTGGGCTGATACCTACTCGCAGCCGGCGCGCATTCTGTCCATCAAGCCCAGCAGCCTGACCCGGTTTGACGTGGTGTGCGTGAATGAGGACTCGAACGTCCACACCGCTGATGTTGGGGTCATCACGCCAGTGCGCCAGACCAGCCAGCTTGCCGGATTCGTGGCTGCGCCAGTCGTAACCGGTGTGATTGCCTACCCGTCCCGTGAAAACCTGGCGCTTATGGTTTTGTCATGGCCGGGCGCTCCATGGGCCAACAGCTACGAGATTGAGCAGTCAAGCAACGGCAGCGCCTGGGCCTCTTGCGGGTCAACATCAAACACTGAATTTCTGAGCCCCATGCTGTACGGCAAAAGCACGCAATTTCGTGTGGCCGCCGTTGGCCTTGCGCGTGGCCCCTGGTTCGTTGTTCTGCCAGACACGTTGCCGCCTCCTGCTTTTGACTTTTTCAACATCATGGCGCAGCCGGATGGGACGCGGCAATATAACTTTGGCTATTCGTCAATTACAACCCGGCCCGCTGATTGGATGGGCGCTGAAATTCGTTATATCGGCGGGACCGTAGCAAGCCCAGATTGGGATGCAATGACCAGGTTGCAGGATGAGACAACGCACTACACAAACTCTCCGGTCGAGCTGAATGCGCCACTGTCCGGGGTATTCACTTTTGCATGCAAGAGCCTGGATACGACTGGGAACAAGTCCACCTACCTGGTGCGAAATATAACGCTGCCAAACCGCAGGCTCGGAAATGTATTTGACGAGTTTTACGAGGGGCTGGAAGGCTGGCCCGGAGCGCTCACCGGCGCACACATCCAAGATGGCGTGATCGAGGCGACCGACTCCACCACCTGGGCTACGCTCCCAGCAACATGGGCAGGATGGACGCGCTGGAACTTTGCACCGGCCTCGCCCATCTACTACGAGACACCCGTGCGCGACTTCGGCGTGATCGTGGCCGGTCAGATAAATGCAGAAATCAGCGCTGATGGCACCGTGGTGCTGCAAATGGCTACCAGCACCGACGGCACCACCTGGAGCGCTTGGGGCAGCGCAGTCGGCCCGTTCTCCACCCGCTGGCTCAAGCTGCGCCTGGCTGTGACGGCGAATGGAAGCTACCCCATACCTATCATCAGAAAGTTCGATTACCGCATCGACTCGCCAATGAAGTCGGAATACATCAACGATGTTGTGATCAGTGCCCTGACCGGCGCCTACCGCATCGGAGTCGGTGACATTCGCATTCCTTTGGCTGGAACTTACAGCATTTTGAAGCGCACGACAGTGGTGATTCAGGATGGAAGCTCGGGCACATGGACAAGCACCCGCATCGACCAGAGCTTAAGCCCCGCGCCACGCTGGCAGTTTCGACTGAATGGCGTTTTGGCAGACCCCTCTTTTGTTGATTTTTTTGTTGAAGGATTCCCATGACATACCCATCAAGCGACGTGAACACCACGAACGCAGATGCAGGCACAGACAGCCCCGCGACATTCAGAACGGATGTGCTCGACCTGATAACAAAGTTCAATCTGCTCCGTAACCACATCAGCACATTTGTGCAGGGGCTGCTCACATCAGCTAACGCCGCTGCAGCGCGCGGAACATTGGGTGCCGCAGCCTCGGGTGCGAATACGGACATTACTAGCGTCAGCGCTGCCGGGTTCGCATTCTCGGGTGCTGGCGGATTTACTGTAAACAGCACGACCAGCATCAATACAAAGATTGCACTTAAAGATAACGGAACTGTCGTTGGGTATCTTGGCGCAGGACCGTCCACTGCATTTCACGTTATCAACTCATCAAACAGTGCGTACTGTCTGAATGTCGATAACTCTGGGAATGTCTCAATTCCTGGGAATTACAACGGCAATGGCTCTGGCCTAACCGGAACTGCTGCAAGCCTCACAGCAGGCGCCGCAAACAATGCGCTCGGCGTTGGGCAGGGCTATCAAAACATGGGCCGCACTTTTGGCTCAACGATCACAAACTCAACAGGCCGCACGATTTACATCACTGCAACGGCAGCAGGCCCGCTGAGCGGTTCTGTGCGGCTGGATGGGTACATAGGCGGAGGGCTGGTAAAGCAAGTATTAACCACTCCACCGTCCGGTCAAGGGTGCGCCGTTTGCATTGATCTTGTTGTCCAGCCTGGCGCTACATACCGCATTGACCAAGTTGGAAACGCTGGTGGCGCAACGCCCGTTTATTGGTACGAACTTCGCTAAGGAAAAAAACATGAAACACTACTTTTCACCGACTGGCGAGCTTTGGGCATACGAGGTGGACGGGTCGCAAGATGATCTGATTCCTTCCGACTTCACGGAAGCGACAGCCGAGCAGTTACAGGCAATCCAGAACCCGGCCCCACAACCTAAAACGGTAGCCCAGCAACTGGCCGCACTCGATGCCACAAACACGCTCACCCAGCGCAACCTGCGCGAGACGGTGATGCTGATGGCCGAGGCCTTCAAGCAGATCAGCGGCGGCGCTGTGGATTTGTCCACCATCCCCGGTGTGGCCAAGGTCTACGAGGTCGAGGCCCAGGCTGCTGCGCTACGGGGTGGGCTGTGATTGACCTGCTCATCATCCTGCTGGTCCCGGCGCTCAAATGCACGGACGCCGGCAGCCGCAACCCGCTGCACATCCTCTCCGCGCTGATCGCCTGGCCGCTGGATCTGATCATCGCCCGCACGACCTTCGCCGCAGTGGCCGGCCGTGGCCCGCGCGCCGGCGAGATGACCGTGAGCGACATGCTGGAAAACCTGTGCAACGACCACACGCACCCCGACTGGATGCTCTTTGTCCAGATCGGGAAAAAGATCAACCGGGCCACCGGCCTGCCACACATCCGGGCGGTGACCCATGCATAACAACCGCTGGACTGACCCGAGCCTGACTGAGCGCGTGGAGACCATGGAGGAGCGCCTGGCACGCGGTGACAGCCGCATGGGCGCCATCGAGCGCGACATACGCGACAACACCGAGGCCACCCGCGAAGTGCTGGAGATCGTGCTGATGGGTAAGAGCTTTTTTCGCGTGCTGGGCCATGTTGGCACGGCAATCAAATGGATTTCAACCACTGCCGCCGCCTGCGCCGCGCTGTGGGCAATCTGGACACATAGGGGTGGAGCATGACACTGATTGACGACGCAAAAACTGTGCTGCTGAAGGCATGGAGCATCCGACTAGCGCTGCTCGGGGCGATGTTTTCCGCGTTGGAGGTGGCCCTGCCATTCTTCACGCCGCTGGACATTTTCCCCCCGACTACCATGGCGATTTTGGCCCTGTTCGCATCAACCGGCGCTGCTCTGGCTCGGCTGATCGCGCAGCCAAAGATGACCAATGGCAACGAGTAAGCAACGCACAGCCATTGCGGGCCTGTCCCTGAGTGCTGCCGCACTGGTGGCATTGGTGAGCCATGAGGGATACACCGACAAAGCCGTTATCCCCGTGAAGGGAGATGTGCCAACGGTCGGTTTTGGCTCGACAACAAACGCAGACGGCTCCAAGGTGAAGATGGGCGACACGACTAGCCCCGTCAAAGCCTTGCAACGCACGCTGATCTACGTCCAGAAGGCCGACGCCGACATTAAGCGGTGTGTGCATGCGCCCCTGAGCCAAGTTGAATACGACTTTTACTCGAACTTTGTCTACCAGTACGGAGCGCCCACGTTCTGCACATCATCCATCGTCAAGTCCCTAAACCAAGGTGATTACGTTGGCGCTTGCAAGGCGCTTCTGCTGTACCGGAAGGTGGGCGGCTTCGACTGCTCAACACCTGGCAATAGGGTTTGCCCCGGAGTTTGGACGCGGCAGCTTGAGCGGTATGAAGCCTGTATGAAAGAGGCGGCGCAATGATCGCCATCCTGCTCAACTGGCGCGTGTGGCTTGTAGCTGCACTGGTGGCGTCCGGGGCCTACCTGTACCACGCTGGCAATGTATCCGGCAAAGCAGCCGTGCAAAGCCAGTTTGACGCCTACAAAGCCAAGGACGCAGAGCAAGCGTTGGCCGCGCAGATTGAACGGCAAGCCAAAGAATCCGCAATGCAATCAGCAAACCTGAAAGTGAGCCAAGACTATGAAAGCCTCAAATCTGCGACTGCTACCGCTATTGGCGCTCTTGACCGTGACCGGATGCGCCTGCAAGCAGCCCTTGCCGCCTATCGTGGTGCCACCGGCAAAGATTCCGGCGCCGGACTACCGCCTGATGATTCCGCCGCCACCGGCGTACTCGCCGCGTGCATCGACCAATATGCGGGCGTGGTCAGCGACTTTGACCGAGAAGCCGACAAATTGAGGGGGTTGCAGGCTTACGTGTCGGCGGTGTGCCCTGGGCCTTAGCTACGACGCAGCAGCGGCCCGGCGCAGGGCCATCCTGATGCCTTCGGACACATTGCCTTCGCCCAGGCGCGTGGCTGTGCCAATGCTCTCGGCGTCCAGGTAAGTGTTGACTTTGCGGCCCTCGACATTTGCAGGCCGACCTACCGACCGCTTTGCCGGCGGCTCAATCAACTCAGGGTGCACAACCAGGTCAAACGCATCAACCACATCGGCACGGGTTGCAGATTCGCGCACAAAGCGCTTGCCCATATGCATCCATCCCGTAGGCGACAAACGGCGCTGCGTCCATGTTGCGCCTTTGACCCCGTTGTAAGTCATTGCTTCCGGCGTAAATTTGTAGTCGTCGCCGTACGTGAATTCTTGCTTTGCCATTTTCTTCTCCGGTGCGTTGTTGATGTTCTAATTCTATACGCACAAAATTAGATTGCAAGATTTTTATACGCATAGAAAGAAAAAGATTTCACGGAAAAGTGACCCACCAGAATCGCGCAGGCGCCGCGATCTCGGTCGGGCTGGTGTGGTAGGTTCAACCCACGCCAGGAAAGCATCCTGGGGGCTTTATGGCCCTGTGTAAATCTCGGTGCAATCTGGTGGCTATTTGGGCTGTTTTCTGGTGCCCTGCGTGGTGGCTCTCCAATGAAAGCCCCTGCTGAAATAGCCGTTACACGCATTCACACTGCAGGGGTCGCAAGTTCGAAACTTGCATCGCCCACCAATGAAAACACAGGCTGACGGTTGAATGAAATCCAGCCCTGTGTAATTTCCCGGTGTAA